GACAGAAGGGGGAGTTGACAGACCCAGTGATTGAGAGATCAGCTAAGTTGTTAATTAGGCACGGGCGATTAGACCCGAAGCCTCAAGGATTACAAACAGAAATCATATACACAGGCCGATTGGCAATGGCAATGTCTACGATGCAGTCGAACGCTCTTGGTTCGGTCATGGCAAAGTGGGCACCTTATCTTGAAGTACATCCAGTGTATGACAACTTAGATATGGACCGAGCGTTCCGACATGATGCTCGGGCACATGGTGTACCTGAAAAGTTAATGAAGAATAAAGATCAAGTAGAAGCAGAGAGAGATAGTCGGAAGAATATGGAAATGGCTCCACAGGGTGCGGAGATTATGGAATCGGCCTCGCAAGCATATAAGAATGTAGCGGATGCCGGTGGTGATATTGGTAGTCTAATGGCAGGAGTAATGTAATGGATATGAACATGGACCCCGAAGATCAGTTGAAAGCAGAAGAGACGGCTCGTATTCGGGAAGAGAGCGAAGAAAAGTTGGCACTTGCTTGGGGTGAAGTAGCTAAGACCGGAGCAGGAAAGTTTGTATTAAAGGACTTATCAGAACGATGCAACTTTCGTAACAGTTGTATTGGAAATGTAAATGCCCCAAACGCTAACGCTGTAATTTTTCAGGAAGGCAAGCGGGCAGTGTTTAACCACATTATGTTTTATATAAGGCACGATAATGAGCGAAGAAAACAGTAACGAAGATGCGGGCGGTGCAAATGAGAACGGTACCGTAGAACCAAGTTTTGTTAACCTTGACGGAACCTTTGGGGATATGTCTAAGGCATCGGAAGGTGTCCGGGACTTTGTTGCCAAGAAAGGTTTTAAGTCTATTGACGAGCAGACCGCTGCCCATGTTGAACTAGAAGGTATGTTGGGCCAGAAAGATCGGCTCGTGGTCATTCCCGAAGGCGATGATACGGAAGCATGGAGTAAAGTCTACGATAAGTTTGGCCGACCAGAGAGTGCGGAGAAATACGTCTTTACGCCCCGTGAAGGCGACCCAAAGCCAGAAGGCGGTCTGATAACGATGTTTAAAGAGTATGCCTATGGTAAGGGTATGAATCAGGAAGCGTTCCAAGATACCATCACTTTCCAGATGGATGCCATCCTTGCTGCGGACAAAATATACGCAGATCAGATACTTAATGAACGAAACGAAGCACAAAAGGCTATTAGGGGGAGATTCGATACAGAAGACGAGTATAATGATTTTACCCAGAAGGGCATGGCGTTTGCCGAAAAGTTCAAATTGGACGAAAACAAGAGCGTAATGGATGTTCTTGAGGCTAAAGGTTTGGCACACGACCCTGTAGTTCTGGACATGATGAGTCAATTATCTGATATGACCATAGAAGACCCCCTCGGTGAGAGGACAAGATCAACTACGGTCAGCAAAGAAGATCGCATCAGGGAGATTCAGAAAGACCCGGCCTTCGTTAATACTATGGACCCGAACCATTACAAGATAATGGACGAGTACAAAGCATTGTTTAGGCCAGTAAGACGTGAGGGATAAGCGACAGCCCCCTCAACAGTAGAAGTACGAGGCCCGGAAGGACAACCTTGGTTGTGTAGTTTAAAGGTAATGTTAATTTGATGGAGTATTAAAATGGGAACTTACTACGGGAATACAAATGACACCCGTGGCTACCCCGAGGCATTTGTCAATGCATACACTCCGGGTTATGAGCATGTCTTGCAGGAAATGGACGATGTTTATGCGGGCAAGACTCGTGTAGATCAACTCCGTGGAGAGCAAAAGGCTTACGACTTCCTTGGAACAATCGAACTTGAAAAAAAGAAAGAGCGATTCGAGGATTTGCCAGTCGATGATATGGTCCATAATAGGCGTTGGATGTATCCAGAATGGTACCGCAAGGCTATCTTCGTGGATAAAGAAGACGAGATTATGGAACACACCGACCCAACCGGTGACTACATTCAGGCATTAGCTAATGGTGTGGTACGTCTGAAAAATGACGTGGTTTACGGTTCATTCTTCGCTGACGTGAAGGGTGGAAAGAATCCGGGCGATGATACGTATTCGTACAACAATACGTTGATGGCCCCAACGACTGCCCAAGGCGGAAGAACAATTCCACATGACTGTGTGGATGAGGAATTTTCCAAGGGTGGAGAGTCGAAAGGCCTGACTCTCAATAAATTGCAGATGGCCACTCGTGCTTTCGGAGAACTGAAAGTTAATCTTAACGGTCCTCGCTATATTGCGTTGACTCATAAGCACATCAACGATCTTATCTTCGAGGCTAAAACACAGTCTCGTGATACGTCTCCTTTGCAGTCTCTTGCACAGGGTACTATTAAGACGTGGGGTGGCTGGACATTCGTAATTGATTACAATGTAATCAAAGGTACTAACAACGACATTGATAGTGATACCGATGTCTACGAACTTCCAGTATGGGTCTCACAGGGCATGTTGTTTGCACAGCACGCAACACCAGCATTTGCTATCGACAGACTCCCTCGTAAGGGTCTGTATGTATATCAGATCGCTGCACAGTGCGGTATGAACTGCATCCGTATGGATGAAGACCGTGTAATGAAAATTGAAACTATCTAAGAAGGGAGTTTATCATGGCTGCAAGTACTACACTTAAAGGTGCTTACTATACCAATACAGCAGGCGTAGTTGCCGGTACTCTTTCTGCCGGTAGCTTTAATGACGCAAGTAAACGTAAGATCAGAGGTATGTACGATTATTTTGAATCGACCGTTGCATACGATCTGGCTTCTGAAATTGCCATGGGCCTCATACCTAAAGGTGCGAGAGTCCTTGGATTTATTGTATCCAATGAGGCTATAGGTGCTGCTGTTACTGCCGACTTTACTATCGGTGGTGTGGCTGCTTCTGCTTCGGAAGCATGGACTTCGATGAATGGTGCAAACCAACAGTTCATCCCGGCCCTTGCAACATTCCAGCAAGTCCCATTGACAGCAGACTCGGTAGTAAAGGTCGTTACGGCTGCTGCTACTTTGGCTGCTAACAAGAGGATTTCAGTAACCACTCTGTTTCTCAACGAAGACTAAGCGTTAATCGTAACACTACAGGGTAGGTGGTTAATCTGCCTACCCTTTTTATTTATCTGGCAGACTTATGGCACTAACCGATATTGAGAAAATATATCAAAAAGCAGTGGACTTGATTGGTGATTATACAATTACTGAAAACAGTAACCAATCTATAAAACCATATTCTACCTGTGCATTACATTACCCAGATGCAAGAGGGGAAATGGTTCGAGGCTATGCATGGAACGAAGCAACAGACTTAGCTCTCTGTCTTCAAGATGCAACACGACCCAAGCATACCTATACCTATCGCTATCCACTTCCAGACGACTGCCTTCGTCCAATAACCACAACCAGACCTAAAGACATCTGGCGAGTTATAGGTGGTTATGTTTATGCTAACTATAAATTTGAGCCTGACTCTTATACAGTTGGCAATGATTATTATGCAAAGCAATATCTTTCTGTGTCCGATGTAACCTATCTTATCAATCAAGATTTTACTGCAACACTCTGGACCACAGATATAAATTACTGTACTACCAAGATCGAAGACTACGGTTACATTGAATTGGAATACGTCAAAGAAATGGACGACCCTACAGATTGGTCAGTTGATCTTCGACATGCAATCATACTTAATCTTGCGAGTAAAATTGTTGTGCCTCTTACTTCTAATGGAGAGAGACGTAAAGAATTACTCGAAGAGTTACATAGTCTTGTTCTCCCTCATGCTCATGCGATTGATGCTATGCAGGGTAAACCAAAACAATTTTTCTATTCTGATTATACAGATGCAAGGGAATAATAATGCCAATTAGTGAAACAGTTCGTTCGGGTTGGACTACACCAAGAGGTGAGATTAGTGCTGACGATACATTGGTATCAGCCAGTGCTACCACAATGAAGTTTGCCAACATACCGGATTATTGTTATAGACCGCCTAGCACACAGAACGCTATTGAGATAGCTTTCTTAATGGGCGTTAATGCAGAAGCCTGTGCAGCATACGTCTTTGCTGCCAGAAAAAATGGTGACATAGTTCGTGTATGGGCAGGTACAATAACTGCCGGTACAATGGAAGCAACTGATAAGGGAGATCATGGACACTTTGTGGACACATTCGCAGCTTCTACA